ACATAGAATTAGTTCAAGACCCAGGAGCATTATTAGAAGCAGCATTTACTGACCCAGGAGCAGCATTAGCAGCCCTTGGAAGTATTGGTGCAGATATGACTGAGGAAGAACGAGAAGAAGCAACAGATATGGTTGTGGCAACAGTTGTTGCAACAGGTGCAGCAATTAACGCAGCAGCAGTAGCAGCAGGTGGCGCTACAGGCGGAAGCACAGGCGGTGGAGGAAGTTCTGGTGGAGGCGGAGGAGCCAATTCACCAGGTTCAAGAGGAGGAAGAAAATGGTAAGAATACTAAAAAATATAATCAAGGACTTAATAGATCAGGCATGGACTCTTCTTGGAATGTTTATTGCCTGGGTTGTACTAGATGGTAGTGCAAAGACTGTTGTAGGCTATGGAATTATGGCAACCCTTGGTCTTTGGATTATAACTAGTCCTATTAGAAATAGAGAGGAGTAAACATGAACAGTATTACAAATATTTGGAACATTCTCATGCGTATTGTTGCGGTATTTGCAGCAAATGCATTAGCAGTAATTGGCGCTGGTGCAATCGCAGGTATCTCAGTAGCAAAAGCAATGACAGTAGCAGGCCTTAGCGCAGTAGCAGTTGTTGTTGAGAAGTTGGCTCGTGCATTTATGGATGACGGCAGACTTACAAGAGATGAGATCAATGCAGCATTTTCTACCACAGATAAAAATGCAAAAACTGTACAAGATGACGCAGTTGAAAAGCGCAGAGCAAGATCAAAGACGGCATAATTAAACATCTTTGACCCTATTTGACAGCCCCTCTCAGGGAATGGTATACTTAAATATATCGCTTTGGGAGGGGTTTCTGCATGACTTGTATTGCAGTTGTTCGTGATGAGTTAAACAATAAAATCTATATGGCTGGAGATCGTGGGGCATCTGATGATGGTACCATTCTAGCACTATCTAGTCCAAAGGTTTGGAAACTAGGACCCTACCTTATTGGATATGCTGGTTCTATGGATGGTGAGCGCATTCGCTATAACTTTAACCCCTATGTTCCAGATATTAAAGATACAGATAAGTTTATGCAGACTAAGTTTATTAAACAACTTAGAGCATTCTATAATGACTTTTGGGTTGACACATCTAAGGATGGAGATCTTGGTTTAATAATTGCTGTTCGTGGACAAATTTATGAGCATAGTTCTGGAGATATGTCTTTGTCTAAGTATACGCTTCCTTATCTTGCTATGGGGTCAGGTGCTGAATATGCTTATGGATATTTAAATGCCACAGAAAAAACAAAAGACGCTAGAAAGCGTGTAGTTGGTGCAGTAAATGCAGCCATTAAATTTAGCCCATCCTGTATGGGTCCAGTTGACGTAGTAAGCGTTTAGGGGTATACTTTTAATATGCATAAAGAAGATGACATAGAAGATGCAGAATTTGGTATCTGGCTAACAAGCGGTATTGAGCGGGGATGGATCTCAGACCCGTACTGCAATACTCACGATGGTGGATACCAATATATGGATGAAGAAGAAGTTCAAGAATGGGAAGACGGTGGCGACCCATGTTGTCATGTAGTCCGTCTAATGATATAAGGAGAAAAATGAAAATCAAGTCAGTAGCAAGTTCAGTAGTTTTAGTTATTTTATCTACTTTATTTATTTCAGTTATGCCAGCACAAGCAGGAGAATGCTCTGTAGAAGATCCATGTCATACATATGCAATGGTTGATGATTCTGGTAAAGTTGTTAACACTATTGTATGCCAGCCTTCTGTATGTGGCGGTGGGACAATGGGTGGAATGAGAGTTGTTCCACAGCAAGCAGCAGATGCAAGTACTGGACAAAATACGGGTGGATGGAATTCTAGTCCAAATGTAGAAGTTCGTGAGTCTAGTGGTAGTTTTACAATACAGGATAATTCTGCGAACTCTGCAACACTAGTTACTCCTGAATTTAATTCTAATCAAAGACAATTAGAAACACTTACAGCAGTATCAATTACAGTTGATGGTGAATCATCCTTGGTTATTGCAAAAGAACAAACTAAAACATCTTTTGTAGAGGAATCATTATCATATAAAACAAAGCAAACAGAAGCCAAGGTTCTAAGTGATATAGAATCTAAAGATTTACGAATTATTAAACGTAACTGGTCCTGGCTTCGCAACAAAATGAATCTTATATTCTAATGTAAGGTTTTGGTCTGTAACTCAGTTGGTAGAGTGGCGAACTGTTAATTCGCAAGTCGCAGGATCGAGGCCTGCCAGACCAGCCAAGCGAATATTGCATAGTGGTAGTGCGTAACCTTGCCAAGGTTAATGTGCGGGTCCGATTCCCGCTATTCGCTCGAAGGCCCCATCTTCTAGTGGTTAGGATACCAGGCTTTCATCTTGGTGAGCAGAGTTCAATTCTCTGTGGGGCTACACACTATGATATAATTTTATAAAACAGAAAAGGACAAAATGTCAATAAATATATACTGGGCTTGTGGCGATGATGAGTGGATAAGGGCATCTGAACCAGAAAAAGTAAGCAAAAGATTTTATAATTCACAACTCATTGATATAAAAAACCCTGAATCATCTTTAAATCATTGTCCAGCATTTAATAGATCATTAAATAATTTATATGCAATAAAATCAATGTATGATTATTCTTTTACAATGGATGGAGATGTTGTAAAATCTAATATGTATGATCAAAAATTTTTTGATGAACACGTATTTTTAAGATCTATAGAAAATAAATTTGCTAGTTTTAAAAATCAATATATATTTTTTACAGATGAAGATAGTTTAGAAATAACTGCATATGAGTATCCAGTTTTTGAACAAAATGAAATAACAAAAAGGTGCATTACAGTTCCTGGAAAATATGATATAGGAAAATGGTTTAGGCCATTAGAATTTCCTTTTATTTTAAAAAATGGATTTGATGAATTTCACGTAAACCATTTAGATGTTTTGTATTATTTAAGGTTTCATACTGATCAAAGTATTGAGTTTAAACAATTTATTGTAACAGATAAAATAAGAAAAATATTAAATTCTAATACAGCATCAACTATTAATATTAGTAGTAGATTTAAAACACTTGATAACTTTTATAATATTTTTAAATCAAAAAAATATCTTTTAAAAGAAATTAAAGAAAATTTAATATAATTTTATGATATAATTAATATGCCTGCCCATTAGGGGGGTACACTAACTTATTCGCTTGAAAGGGGAATAACATGGTAACACAGTTCGCTATGGATCTTTTTAATGATCCTTTTTTTATTGGCTTTAATAGAGAGTTAAGCCGTCTCAATACCGCACATAAAACAAATTCACAATCATATCCTCCATACAATCTTCTTAAATTAGATGAAGATACATATAGGTTATCTCTTGCAGTTGCAGGGTTTACAAAAGAAGATGTTAGTATCTCAGTAGACAATGGAACTCTTGTGATTAAGGGGGAGATTGTAGAAGTAACAGATGCTGAAGTAATTCATAAGGGTATTGCTGCTCGCAAGTTTACGCAGTCATTTGCTCTTGGTGAATATATGGAAGTTACTGGGGCAGAAATGAAGGATGGTATGCTGCATATTAATGTAGATCGTATTATTCCTGAAGATAAAAAGCCTAAAACTATTAAGATAAAGTAACATTTAGACCGCCGTCTAAAACAACCTGAGTAAGTTGTAAAACTGCTCATCTTTTGGTATACTTATAATACTAAACTTAGGAGGTTTATATGGCTGTAAAAGGCTCACTAGAGGCAATCATTGAGGTTGCAAAGAAAGAAATTGGAACTATTGAAGGTCCTAAAGATAACGAAACAAAATACGGTAAGTGGACTGGAATGAACTTCCAGCCATGGTGCCAGTCATTCGTTTCGTGGTGTGCGTTCACATCTGGTTTAAATCCAAAGAAGTATCCAAAGTCTGCATCAACAGTGGCAGCATCAGACTGGTTTAAGAAGAATGATCGTTGGGCAGATGCTCGTAATGATGATCCAACACCAGGAGACTGGATTTATTTTGATTTCCCAGAAGATGGTGTAAATCGTATTTCACATGTTGGTATTTGCATTAAGAACAATGGTGATGGAACAATTCAAGTTATTGAAGGAAATACTTCAGGAACTGCAAAGGGAGATCAACGCAATGGCGGAATGTGCGTAGAGAAGACTCGTGCATATGTTAAGAACAATAAGAAGAAGTTGATCAACGGAATTGTTGGTTGGGGTCGCCCAGTTTATACTGGTGAAGAAGACCTTCCACTACTAAACAAGTTGGCAGCATCTGTAACACCAGCACCAAAGAAGGAATCGGCAAAGGCTGTAAAGCCTGTAGCAAAGAAGTCTTCAGGTGGCTCTAAGGCAAATCAGGTTAAGTAATTGCCAGCATACGAATATAAATGTACTGGTGCCTGTGAAGGCATAGTCATTAAGGTTCGTTCTATTAAGGATAACGATCCAGGGTATGAGTGTGAAACTTGCACTCTACCACTGGAACGTGTATACTCAGTAGTAGAAACAATTTTTAATGGTTCGGGATTTTATAAAACTGACAACAGAAAGTAGCGGTATACTATGAATATGATGATCAAAGAAAAAGAAGAAGTTACGCAAGAGTGGGTACTTAAGGCAACTGATAGATGTGATTCGTGTGCAGCCGAAGCATTAGTAAGGATTACTGGCATTACTGGAGAACTTATGTTTTGCGGTCATCACTATAATAAGATTATGGACAACCCAGAATCTTATAAAAAGATGATGGCCTTTATGCTTACAATCATTGATGAAAGAGATAAACTTATTGAAAACAAGGCAAAGGGGAAAGATTACTAATGTATGAATACTATGTAAGAAAAGTGGAGAATGTTGTAGATGGAGATACCATTGACGTTCTTATTGATTTAGGGTTTGATATTTTATTTCAATCCCGTGTAAGATTGGCTGGTATTGATACACCTGAGTCTCGTACAAAGGACCTTAGAGAAAAGGCTCTTGGCCTTGAGTCCAAAGAATACCTAAAGAAGGCTCTAAAAGATGCAAAGTCTGTTGTCATTAAAACTGAGAAGATGGACTCATCTGAAAAGTATGGTCGCATTTTAGGCTGGGTATATATTAATGGAGATACAGTATCCCTTAACGACATGATGATCAATGATGGTTATGCATGGGGATATCTTGGAGACACTAAGGTAAAAGATTTTGACGAACTTGCAAAGGCTAGAAAGAAATCTGGTAAGTGAAACATATTTTATATTTTACAGCAGACTGGTGTAATCCTTGTAAAAGGGTGAAACCAATAGTTGAAGAACTTAACCGTGACTCTGCTGTTAAATTTCAATTTATTGATGTTGATCAGGAAACAGAAATGGCTAAAAACATGAACGTTAGGTCAGTACCTACATTTATTGTTATTGAGGATGGCTCTGAAGTAAAAAGAGTAACTGGTGCACAAACAAGAGAACAGTTGCAGGAATTAATGTAAAATGAATGAGGCTAGTCCAGAAATCTTTGACATGCTAATACTAAATGGGGCCATTGAGGTAGTTGGTGTTGACCCAGTTAGTGGGGAGTTTCTATATTCAATGACAGAAAAAATGATTGAAATCATGCCAGAGGTGTACCAAGAACATTTAAATCAGGTAAATAACCATATAATGAATCTTTGGCAAGATGGGTTCTTAGAAGTTGATTTGCTTGACCCTAACCCTATGGTAACCCTTACAAAAAAGGCTTTTAACTTAGAAGAATTAAAGAAAATGGATAGTGAGTCCCTAGAATGCCTTAATGAAATAAAGAGAGTTTTAGCAAAGTAAATTCTGCTATAATCAGTATATAGGTCTAGGAGGATCGTCATGCCATATAAAGTGGGAGCAAAAGGATCGTTTGGGTGCGCTGGCTACCCTGCCCTAAAAGAGGGTACAAATGAAGTAATGGGATGCCATACATCAAGAGCAGCAGCATCAGCACAAATTTTTGCTATTAATCGTAGTGAAGGTAACATAGGAAAGGCTGCTACCTCTTTGGTAGAAGGTGACTTTGCTATGACTGAGCACGGTGGAGAAGGAGATTTTCACATTGGTCAGGTTGTACACATTATGTATGAAGGCATGCTTGGAAATACTGGTACAGAGTACGCATTGCAGGCAACACCAGAAAATCCAGCGGTACTAATTCAATTATTTGAACAAGAAGAAGATGGATCATGGGAAGCAACAAGACTCTATAGTGCTTGTAGTATGGGACTAATGGTAAAAATTCCACCATTAAAAACAGAAGAGTCAGAAGAGATGGACTCAGAAACCATGATGGCAATGTATGATTCATCAATTGGCAAAGCAAAGAAACCTAACTATGGAGCAATGATTAAGCCACGTAGCGGTGGATCCTCTCCTGCAAATCCAAAACTATACGCAAGAGTAGTTCAAGCAGCAAAAGATAAGTTTGATGTATATCCATCAGCAGTTGCAAACTCTTGGGTAGTTCAAGAATACAAGCGCCGTGGCGGTACATATAAATTTGATTCAGTACAAGAAACAAAAAGTATTTGGAGTGGATTGTTTGATCCGAAAGGATTTAATAAATAATGCCAAAGAAAAAAGCGGGAGCATTTAACGCAACCCAAATTAAAGATGGAAAGATTGTTCGTATGAATAAGAATGGAACAGTTAAGTCTGTTCTTGGTGACTACTATGTTAATCATAAAAAGGTAAAGACTAATGGCTGATACATATTCACCTAATGCAGGAATGAAAGCAGCAGCACGTCGTGCTTTAAAATGGAAAGAAGATGGCAAGGCTACTGGTGCTGGTACCCCTGTAGGTTGGGGAAGAGCAACAGATATTGTTAACGGATCTGCAATGTCTCTTGATACTGTTAAGAGAATGTTCTCTTTCTTCTCTCGTCATGAGGTAGATAAAAAGGGTAAAGGTTTTTATGATGGACCTGAGTTTCCATCCAATGGTCGTATTATGTGGGATGCTTGGGGTGGCGATGCTGGATTTTCATGGTCAAGGGCTATAGTAGAGCGTGAAAGAAACAAGGTTTGGGAAGACAGCCCTTTTAATTTTAGAAAGGGTTAAGCATGGAGTATGTCCTAGTAGTGGGCTTGACAATCATATGTGCTTGGTCTATAATTAGAATAGTAGCAAAGAATAAGTATAAAAAAAATCATTATACTATCTATCGTCAAAGCGATATGCATAAAATGATGAAAAAGTTTTTTACTTATGATTTACCACAAAATCAACATTTATCTTCTCAGTTGCAAAAACGAAGAGAAGAGGGTACAATTAAGGTGTTGGTTGTAGAAGATCAAGCATATTGGGTGGCCAGTAACATATTTTATGTTGCTAATGTAAAAGATGGTACTCCTGTATCAGATTCAGCAAAGCCAGTAGACACAACCAATATGTCCAAAAAAGATGTTGAAAAGATGTTATTCATATTGGATAACTTAAAGGGTGGGAATAGAAATGATAGTGGCAGTACAGGGAACAAATGATTTTAGTGATTATCAAATATTCCTTCGTGCAATGAGCGTTGCTCTTTCTTGCATGAAAGAAAATGATAATGAGTTTATTATTTACTCAGTAGGCCCAGCAAAAGTTAATTCTTTTGTTTCAGAGTTTTCAAATTTATCCGAAAGAGGAATGAAGGCTCGTGGAAAAAAGATTAAGTTCTTTAAGGCACCTGCATCATGGGTTGAAGAAAATATGAGTTACGTAAATTACTTTGCGTTTTTAAGTACGCCAAAACAATCAAACTCAAAACTTGTTTTACAGGCTGAACTTAATAATGTTGAAGTTGGAATCTTTAGATACTAAAAGGGGTAAAGATGATCATAAAAGACTTAGATACAATGGAAAAAATTGTATCAAAAAATAACAACCTAAAATGGGTTGGCTGGGATGTTCTAGAACTCAAGAAAACAAATCTTGGTAGAACAGATGTAGATGGAATTCGTATTAAAGATCAGTGGTACATTAAAAAAGATATAAAACTCACTGAAAATGGTTGGGAAATATCAAATAAGTACAGGATGTAAAATGACAAAAAAAATAATTTTTAATATACCAACCATGCATAATCCACAAGCAAAATATATTAAAGAAATTCCTAAACCTGCTTCTAAGTTTATGCCATCTTGGTGGAAAGAGTCTAATATAGATGTATCTGAAAATGAAGGCGTTAATTCTATAGTTAAAAATTTAACATTTAAAAGTTGTGTTCCATTTTTAGATTCTTTAATAACTGGATATATGGTGTCAACACATCAAGATATACTTGTTGAAGATGATATCAATGATCCAAGTTTGCCATATCTTTCTTGGAACATTGGCCCAGAGCCACTAATAGTGAGGCCTTCAACCCAAAATCTTCCTGTCCCAGCAGGACATTCTGATGTACATTTTGCGTGGAGATTTCCGTATGGAGTAGAACTTCCTAATGGATACTCTGCGCTGTTTGTTCACCCACTAAATCGTTTTGATCTACCATTTACTACACTATCTGGCATAATTGATAAAGGCGTTAAGTGGAATGGTAAATTTACATTTTGGTTAAAAAAAGATTTTCGTGGGTTGATTCCAGCAGGCACTCCTTATGTTCAGATAATTCCATTTAAAAGTGAAAATTGGAAATCAGAAAAAGATGATGATCCTGATGATGTTGCAGCACAAATGGATCATGATAGAAGTAGGTTTTTTTCAGGATATTATAAAAAATATATTCATTACAGAAAATCATACAAATGAAACAGCATCTATGGAAAGACAAGGCTCCATGCAAAGACCTTGATACTAACATATTTTTTGATAAGTATGAAGATGAACCTGAATCCAGATTTTTAGTTGATGCTTTATGCATGCAGTGTCCACTAGCAAGAAAATGCTTTGCTAATGGTGTATCTGGAAAAGAATGGGGAGTTTGGGGCGGGGTATATCTTGAAGATGGTAAGGTATCTAGAGAATTCAACAACCACAAAACTAAGGTAGACTGGGCAGACACATGGCAAGTTCTAACAACGGATAAATAAAATGTATACTGATTCAATGAAAAGAGCGTTTCACTCAGTGCAAGCGCCTAAAGGTTTTTCTGTTCAACTTATTGACAATGATCACTTTCTTACTATAAAATTAGATGAAAGACATTTTGCTGGACTATTACATGATGAGAAGATAGCAGCATTACAATATGTTCTTCAACTAAAGAATGCTTTAGAGATGGAAGGTGCTATAATTTTAGTTACAAGAGAGGCTTTAAAATGATTGAAAATACTATCATAATTGTATTAGGTTCTGCAATGGCTTGTTTTGTAGCAGCCTACTTAATAACTTTAAAAAAGTTAATCTCTTCACAAAAACTTGCAGGTAAATTATATGTTGATAACTTTACTCTAGAAGAATATATAAAGACACTTAAAAATTTAAAAGAAGATAAATCAGATCAACAGGTACATCAAGAGAACTTTCTTAAGTTTCTTTCTGATTCACGAGACTGGGCATTTAATTATATTGAAGAAGTTCAGTCTGGTCTTAACAAGTTTGTTGGTGATGTTGAACCAGAAATAAATTACTTTAAAGAGTATGGGGACATTATTGCTATGCAGCCAAACTATAACTCGCTTAAAAAAATAACAGAAGCATATGAAGAACTTAAAAAATTACTTCCATTGGAGGAAAATAAAATTGAAAAATAAAAAAGTATTTTTTAAACCACAAAATAAACATGTTTATGCAGCAGGGATTAGCCCAAAGCCAGCCAAAAACTATTTACCAAAATGGTATAAGGAGATGCCAGCATTTCATAAGATGCCAAATGGAAATGAAGCCCCTACAGGAATAAGGTGTATACCTTTTTTGGATTCCTTTACATCTGGATATATATATGAACTAGCGTGTGATGTTACTATAAAGCATCACGGTAAGGATGAGTCTACTGGTGAAGATTTGGTTTCTTACACTTGGGCAGGAGACTTAAGGCCAATTTCAACAAGAAAGGAAGAGTTTGGCACACCAAATCTGTTTCCTAATTTTGATGGCTATTATAATCTAGAAATTCATTGGAATAGTTTTTGGGAACCTAAAACTCCAAACGGATATAGCACTATGTATCATCACCCAAACAATAGGTTTGACCTTCCTTTCCATACTATGACTGGAATTATTGACACTGATAATTGGAGTATTCCTGGGCCAGTTCCATTTTTAATCAAAAAGGGTTTTGAAGGAATTATTACAGCAGGGACTCCAATAATTCAAACTACTTTTATAAAGAGAGATAACTGGGAATCTTTTGTAGATACTTTTAATGAAGAAGAACATTTTAAAACTACATACCAAGTACAAAGAAAGTTTATTGGTGGATACAAAAAAGCATATTGGTCAAGGAAAAACTATACATAAGGGAAAACATGAAAGACATTATTCTATCAACATTAACAGGTTTTGGATGCGGTGTCGTGTTCGCAGCATTCAAATTGCCAGTACCAGCACCACCAGTTTTTGCGGGAGTCGCAGGAATTATTGGTTTATGGATTGGCTTCACAGTACTAACACGAATTATATCCTAGGAGGAATAAAATGAATACAGAACAACTAAAAGGAATGCTAGCATCATACGGTCGCTCAGTACTTGCATCAGGTCTAGCGCTATATATGGCGGGAGTTACAGATCCAAAGGATCTATGGACAGCACTAGTGGCTGCTATAGCACCCGTTGCAATCAGAGCAATCAATCCTAACGACAAGGCATTTGGTGTATTGCCAGATGCTAAGGAAGTAGATAAGGCTCTCAAGGCTGCTAAGGCACCTGTAAAGAAGGCTGCTAAGAAGGCACCTGTAAAGAAGAAGTAATTCTTTAAATAGTTAGGGCCAGTCTACATTAGGCTGGCTCTTTCTATGTTACTATGGAGATATATGTCTAAGACAGCGCTAATAATGTGTACGTATATAAGGTTTGAGAACCTAAACACAACTTTGGCCTGCATAAATAATCAAACAGATAAAGATTTTGATTTCTATATTATAGATAACTCAGGTCAAAATGAAAGACTTTTAAAGTATTTAGATAAGTTTAGGGGCAACTTAAATATTTCTGTGCATAACTACTCAAACGACTTTAAGCAATTTGCTAGATTTTTGTTAGCAAGAGATCTTGCTGAAGATGAATATGAAAAAATAATCTTTATTGATGATGATGAGATAATTCCAAATACATTTATAGAAGAATGTCACAGACAATATGATGAGACTTGTGTAAAATCTTTTTGGGCACATAGAGTTAACTCAAGATACAAAAGAAAGATTAAGGTTGAGAAAGAAGAACTAGGAAACTACGCTGGCACAGGTGGTCTTATCTGTAGTGCTAAACTGTTTTTAAATGAAGACTTCTTTGACTGCCCTGAAGAATACTGGATAATTGATGATCTATGGCTATCTTATTACATATTAAAGTTTACAGACTATAAGATCAAAGAACTTAAAACAGATATTAAATTTATTAAAGATAGAAAAGCAACTTTCCTTACTCTTGGAGATTTAAAGCAAAGGTTCTCCGAAGAGTTTATCCTTCCAGAATCTGAAGGTATTGATCCTTTAGAATAGATGGGTCAAAGTTTTCAAACCCAATTGTTAATGCCTTTTCTTTTTGTAACTTCTTATCACTATTAATATAGCGATCAATTTTTTTAGCAAGTTCTCTAACATCTGCTTCGTAAACATCAAGTTTAACTCTTGTCATAAGAGTACTAACCTTGCTTGACGACACAAGCCAATCTCTTGGAAGTATCTGATTGTTAGGAGATATGTCAGTCATAAATACTGGAAGCCCACTAACAAGAGCCTCATTCATTGGAAGACAAAGACCAGCATACCTTCTTGGCATAATCATTGCGTCAAAACCATTATACATTTCAGAACGGCTGTCAATATTACCTATTTCAACAGTGAGCCTGGAGTCTTTATAATTAATGTTTAGTTCGCTCTGACTTCTGATTACTAATTCGTAATCAGCCTTAGAGTGACGAAGCATATCAATAACAGTTTGAGTACCGTTTCTATCTTGTGAAGCAGCCTTGCCACCAATATGTAATATCCTTTTATGGTCTTTTGACATATTGTTTTCTCTAGCAGGCTTAAAGTCATCAAGGTAAATTGGTGGCGGGATATGAACAACCTTAGTATCATTACCAAACTTAGCAATAGTCTCATCTACCTTCCAATAACTAGGAGAAATCATATAGGTGGGCAATGGCATATCTGGTTTATTAAGATGATCAAGAAACTCATAGTTATACTGCATCAAGGTTTTGACCTTACGCCTTTGGGCCAAATTAATAAAGTGTGGGTGGTAAAAGGTTTCACATGTTAAAACAGAATTTAATCCGTCCATAAACATAGCAACCTCTTGTTTGGTTGGAAAGCCATTAGTCATTGTTACGTTGTATCCATCGTACCATTCTGGATACTGTTTATTGTTATTAAACTTGGCAGAGTTAACTAAAAGAATTCTGTCAGGGTTTAGCATTCTTACCAAATCCCTTGTCTGATTACCAAGACCAGTATTATCGCACCTTGCAATAATTCCAAATGTCACTCTGTATATCCCCAAGCATCATCATCTGATGTAAATTTTCTTGTTCCAGCACGACCATCTAGATGATATGAACGCTTAATACTTCCTTCTGGATGATAGATCCAAAGTTTATGCTTGTCCCATCCATCATCTTGGACTACCCCGTGAAACTTATCTTCAATAAAAGTTTTCTCATCACAAGCAGGAAGAACTACTTCTCTATAATATTTAGTTAGACTAAGGTGTGGCCTTTGACTCCATTGAAGTGTTTTCATAAAGCCATCTTCAATGCCAAACATTAGATGTTCATGCTCAATAGGAATAGATGCTTCAAAGTGAAATCTAATAGTGTTAGCCTTCTCATATTCAAGCATGTCTAAACATTTCTGCCAATCAATTTCAATGTCAGGAGTTAGTGGAGCATCTCCTTCAACATAAAGTATTGCTGCTGTTTGAATATCATCAATAGTTTTTTTCATCATGTCTGTCTGATGGCTATGCTCATCAAATATTACAGGCAAAACATTTTTCCATTCATGTAAACACTTCCAGAGAACCCTACTTTTAAATTCATCGTAGTCATCCTTACGGGCCAATCTTTCTTTTCTGAGACCATCAAGTTGCAGAATGATTTCGTTGTCTGGAAAGTGTGATCTTACTGAGGCTATTGTTTCATCAATAATAAAAGTATCTGGATGACTTGGAATAACTGAAGCGACTACTATAATTGTTACGTTATCTTTGTTCATAAATATCCTTCATTATCTCAATAGAAAAATCTCTTTTATATTTAATCCACCAACATACAACCTGATGCATATTGTTTGGATAATCATTAATAAGGTTAGGAAGCATTTCTTTTAAATTATTCCAGTTATCAACTTTTTCAATTGGAATTCCTGCAGGGTAAACATAGTTAAAATAATCAGTCATCTCACCCTTAGAATCAACAAGATCCCCAACAGGCAAAGCCAACATCTCAATAGCCTCAAAGAATCTAAAGGTGTCTATAACTTGGGCACCAGCGGGGGCTGGAACAACTCTAGCCTTTGATAGAGTCTTGTAGTAGTCTGCAGGCTGTTCTCCCTGTGCAAAGCCTTCTGTGGGCCTATAAAGGGCATTGGGTAGGTTTGGCATGACTTCTGCCAACTGCTGTCTACGTTGATGGGTTATCTGTCCACCAAAATAAATATCATATTCTTTAATAGGATAATCAGGCAAGTTGGACTTTAAGTGCTGCGGTGGACCAATAAAAAATTTATTATATTTTTCATGTTTTTGATGTGGGTATTGAACCCAAATAGAAATATTAGGGTGACTAATTTTATCTACATTAAATTTAGCGCTTTCATCACCAGTTATAAACAAGACAACTCTATCAAGGTTTTTTAATTGGTTTGATATTTCTTTTTCTTTACCAGCATTTCCATGTCCAGGAATAACAACAAACCCACGATCTGCTTTTGGTATTTCTTTTACAACTATCTGGCTAACATTATTTTTTTCAAATGTTTCTTTAAGTAATCCATAGTCCCATTTGCCATCTGCAGCATCAAGCGGATCAATAGAATATATGTATGCATTAGGATGCTTCATAATAAAGATGCACCTCATGCTGATAGTCTAGTATGGTTTCTTTATAACCAAGTTCCATAATCCAATATCTAAGATCCCAAAGATACTTGTTCCAATACATAATCATAAATTCTGGATGACCAGATAGCCAAATTTTTGGTTTGTATTCCTTTAAAACTTTTTCTGCACCAGTTAGTACAGCCCATTCACTTCCTTCTACATCAAGAGTTATTGCTGTAGGTGGTTTGATACCCTTATCGTAAACACATGAATCAATTGTTATTTGTCCATAATTAGATCCTTCTGTATGTAACTCTTTGAACCCATGTGCAGCATCAATTACTGAATCCGCTTCTGGTGGAAACTCATTATGATAAATTCTTGTAAGTTTATTGTTTTCATTAGATGCAAATCCAGGAATACAGGCAATTGGATTACTTAGTTTATTACTTTCCCATAGTTGTGGATAGTGTGACCATACTTTAGGGTTTGGCTCAAATACTACAGTCTCTGCTCCCCATATTTGGCAAAGTGCAACCATTTCTCCTTCTTCTCCACCAACATAATAGATTACATCGCCAGGTCCAAGATTGCTATGCATTGATTGCAATCTTTTTCTTTCCCATCCTTTTTCTGTGTACCACTCAGGTCTGTTGGCACGATGTTCTGGAA